TTAGTTTTACGCATCACATCATCTGTTGCATCAGCCATACCCTGCTCGTAGAAGTATTTTGCAAACTTCTCAGGGTTCATCGCTACTGCTAAAGACCTGTGGTATCCTGCTGCGTCTTTGACAAGTCCATTTTCATCCAAAAACTTATTGATAAAGTTTGATGGATTTGATTGAACTTTTTTTAACTCAACAGCATCCGAAGGAGCGAAGGAAATTTTTTTGTCATTAATATTAAATTCAAAACCTTTGAACTCTTTACTAAAAACTTCATTTGTCTTCTGCTCAAACCAATTTCTTTTTCGGTTATTTTCTTCTTCTACGGTCTTAGCCTCACTAAGATATTGCTTATACAATTCATACTGCTCTCTCTCTTCATTAGAAACTGATAATCCACTTGACTCAAGTGGCATCTTGTATTTCTCCTTCTGAGTATTGAAGTATTTCTTCGCTTCAGCGATAACTTTCTTTTTTGCAATCTTTACTTTCTTTACCGTTGACTCATCGTCAAGGTCCTCGTCGTATCGGTACTCATCCAACATCACATCTACATCATCCTCATCAATACCTTCTTGAGTAGAAAGTAAGTAATCTTTTAATAAATCTTCCGAGTCCATTGAGTCATAGTCCTTCTTTAATTTAAGAAAGTCCTCAAACCCTCTACCTGTTTCTTTCTTGTACTTCAAGTATGAAGCCACATCCTCAGGTAACTCTTCTGATTCTTTACGTTCAGCCATCAACTCATCGAATGAGTTAATCTGCTTATTGTATCTTTTGCCAATATATGAAAGAACGTCTTCCTCTTTTAAATCCACAGATTGCTCTTGTGGTATTTCTATTTCTTGTTGTTGCTCTACTGCATTTTCAGGATTTTGATTGTTCATTTCCTGCTCGTGCTTTTCAAGCAACGCCTTTTCTACTTCTTGAACACTTTTTGGTTCAGTGTCTAATGCTCTTACTTTAAATTCCATTTGATTTAATTTTAGTTTGTTACAAAGTTATGCAATATTTTTAAATGTTTATCGAGGCTCAAACTCACCCATATCAAAACCATCTAAACTATCCTCATTAGATTCAAAGTTCATCGGAGGCAGATTGTTCTTACGTTGATTAATCAACTTTGACTGCTGTGTATTTTGTATGCTGATGCGGTCCTTCTTAGCCTTTTCCTTCTCCTTCTCTATTTCATTCTTCTTAGTTTCCTTGATACCATTTATCTGCATAGTATAGTTGAACTCCTCAGCCATCAACATCTTCTTTAGTTCAGCTTCAACCTTCATCTTCTCAATCTCAAATGATATCTCAGCTTGTTTTACCTGCATCTTCATTTGACCTTCTGATTGAATACTTTGCATTGCTGTCTGTGCTGCCAACTCTTGAGACTTTAACTGCTGCTGAGAAATCATAGCTTGTTTCTGCATCTCCATCTTCTCTTCTCTATCTTGCTTTTGTGTTCTCTTTAACTTCAGTAACTGATTAGCAAGTTTAAGGTTCTTAATCTCACGGATATCAATAGCATCCTCAAGATTAATATCTCCCTTAGACAAAGCAATCTGAATATTAGCCTCAAGCTGTGCTTTCTGCTCTTCGTCAGGTGATACTTCTATAAAGATTCCAAAATCATAAACATAAAGGTCTTTGATGTCGTTAAGAATCGATACATTGTATTTTCCAATCTTATTAGCAAAGTCATCCTTAAAGTCAGCGTATTGCAGAATGTCAGCCACACGATATGTCAACGCCTCAGCTAATGTTCTGTAGATAAATAATCCCGACTCAAGGATATGTCTTGTTGCCGTATTTGAATTTAACGCTGCCAACTTCTGAACGCCAACTAATGAGTTGGGGTCAGGCATACTGCCATCCCTTGCCTCATTTAAGCCTGTTACAGAGCGAATCATATCTAAGTAATGATTATAGTTCGCTATTAACATTTGTGTCTTAGAAGCCCCCGAATTGGATGTGAGCTGCGTAATAGGAACACGAGCATTATTAAACTCGCCATCCTGCGTATAACTCCTACCAATAACACTACCTGTTTGGAAGTATAATCGTAATGCATCTTCAGGATTGTAAGCATTGCCTGTTCCCAAGTCAACCTCATTCAATCCATCAGCATCAATGAATACACCATCAGGAACTACTCTTGCAATTACCTGCTGTAATTTCAAGTGAGTAATCTGAATTAAATCAGCAAAAGGAATCATTCTTCTCACTAATGACTCAATAACTCCCTTGTACATACGAGGAGCACAAGCTACATAGTTTGGTATAGCGTGTTGAGATGCAGACTTAGGACGAACCATATTCTCACTCATCTGCCACTTTAATAGGATATTAGTTCCCATTACCATTACGCCTTCATACCATACATCAATCGTTTTCTCCATCTTCTCAAAACGACCTTCCTCCATCATCTCATTAGGAGGATTGAAAGTATCATCCTTCTCTATTACTCTCGTTCCCCCGTTCTCAAGAATCTTTTTCTTATAGACCATCTTCTTCGTAGTCTTATAATTAAAATAGAGAACAGTGCAAGTATCACGATGAAATAAACTGTTTTGATAAAATTGTGCAACATTATAGTAATCGTACCATCCCTGACTATACATACTAATCTCTTGCAAGTCTTCCTTTGTCAATGATGGGTTTATCTTTAATAACTCTGTAAGAGGTATAGTTTTAATTTCTCCCCAATAAAAACAATCTCTGAAGTATGGGTCTTCCGTATAACTATAAACCACATTAGCAGGGTCAACATAAGAAACCTTTACTCCTGAACCCGGCAAAAACTCGTGCTTTGCAACAGCAATACCCAATACCGTCATATCATAATCAAGACGCTTACGAGTATCATTATAATGATTCTCATCAAATATGGTATTGATAGCCTCCTCCTCTGCAATCTCGATAGCAGGTTTGTATTTCAACTGCATATACAATGAAAGTTCTTCGTCAGTATTAGGAAGTTCTTCTTCTTTTGAAACAAATGGATTAATACCTGATTGTTCTTTAATAATATTCAATACAGGTTTTGCAACCATCTCCGATTCAATCAAATCTTGATACTTACTTCTCTTAGCTTGAGACATTGCATCCTGAGCGTATGCCTTAACCTTAAATAAACGGTCTGACATACCATTAACAACTACATCGACAAATTTCGGTAAAATCGGGACAGGTGTCCAATCTAAATTCAAGTAAGATAAATCTCCATCAATAGCTAACTCATTCTTATACTTACCTACAGGCTGTTCTCCTCGTGCATACAAACGAACGTGGTGAAAATCTCTCCATTGTGCATAGTATCTACACGATGTGCCATCCTTTCTGAACCACTCATACTGAATAGCCTGACCTACCTGCAAACCAAACTGCTCCGATGCTTTCTCTGCATCGGAAGCCAATTGGCTTGGGAAGTTCGTATTGAATATTTCAATTTGTATATCTTTCTTCATTGAATTAATTGGCTTATATTTCCATCATTACTGTATCTTGCGAAGTTAATACTTATTTTCGATTCTTTTTTCTCAGGAACATAGAGGTGTTTTTGATTTGCCATAATCGCTAATCCTGAGCTGATAGCAGCATCGTACATTGTTCTATTATCAATCTCAAATTTAGCCCAATTCTCTAACGTCCTAATGAACGGCATAGTACCCATCTCATCCGATGGTCTATACGTATTAGCTAAATCTAATCCTACGTACTTCTCTATATAAGATTCTATTGCTGATGCGTGTGCTTGTTTAACATCCTCCGATGAGTTTGGAATACCTCCAAGTTCTCTCTCAGTCTTTGATAACTTTGCATACGTCTTATCGGGTCTATTCAAAGAGAACCCTCTATATCCCCTATTCTTAAAGTGGTATAGCAAACGAGGCTTATTATTCTCTGCTAATAGTGGCATACCATAGAATACACACGCCATTAGTACATCCTCAAAGAATATCTCTGCTGTCTGTGGTCGTGCTATGTACTCCAAGAAAAACTCATTCACAGGACCTTCTTCCACGTGGAACTTTGTCATACCGTGCAACGCACCATTAGACCCCCTTCCTCCAACCACTGCCGAGATATCATACGGGTCACAACCAAATGCTCCCATATGTTCATTACCCGGATAATACAATCCATTCTTCTCAAAGTATCTGTTCTGAAGGTGCAATGGTGGCAGCCAACTAACGATAAACCTACCATTCTTCTCAGGACTCCATACTACCTTCGTATCCTTCTCGCCATCCTTCCAATGGAAGTTACCACGAGTGAGGTAGTGCTCCTTAATCATAGAGTCATTGTAGTCTATCTGCTGATATATCTTCGTTAAGTTGAATAACGATTGTTTGCTCTCATCCCTAAATGCGTGAGACTCTGTTCTTGGGAACTGACGATAAAATTCATTCAAAGCATCGGAGTCACTCTTGAGTGAATCAACCTCTGCCTCCCAATAATCGATAGCCCCATTCTTTATCATCTGACCATCGACCCCCTTTAAAGGCTCTTTTGGTTTTCTTAGTACGGGCATCCCATAGATATCTATAAATCCCTCCATATTCCACTCCATAGGAATGAATAGTGCGTACATTCCACTCTTGGTCTGCCCATTGGCATTACGAGAGTTGACATTTGAGTCCTCATATAGCTTCTTGAAGTTATCTCCACCCTTGCTTAACGCATTGGAGGTCGAACCCATCATACACTTACCAATAATCTTGCTACCTAAACGCAAACAAGTCTTGGTAACACGCCAATTATTCAAGATATTGTTGGGCTTCATCCACTTTCCACTCTCGTCGTGGGCTAATAGGACTAACTTCTCTCCATCATAGGAGTTTTCCTCTGTATTCTTCCAATCAATGGTGGTATCCAAGCCGTCATACTCATTATTTGCCACCTCGTGCATATTCTTCTTGGTAATCTTAGAAGCAGGAACACGAAATGCTAACTCCGTCTTTGGTTTGTCCATACCATCCATAATCGGTTTGAAGAAAAACGGTAGTTTGCTGTTGATTGGAACGACCTTATCGGTGAACATCTTCTTAGCATCAGCTCCGGTTTTAGACAATATACCAATACGAGCATCACGAACGATAGTTCCGGTGTTCACACACTCTGATGATGACATAAATGAGAATCCCGAACGACGAATCTTGAGGTAAATCATCCCAAAACAGCGTGGGTCAGCCTTACAAGCCTCCCAAAAAATAAAAAATATCCTGTTTGCCTCACGGTAATCGGGATATCCTACATCAATACTTGACCATTGTAGGTACATATAGTGAGAACCTGTAATATAGGTAGGCTCTCCTGCGTTCATAAACCAAAATCCCTCATCCCTGTAGTCAAACTCCTTCTCGATATATTCTACCCATTGAGATTTAAACGCTGACGGCATTACATTCCATTGGAATATGGATTGTATCTTACGTAATTCTTTAGGTAAGTCAACCCTTTCCCAATACTGCTCACTCTTTATATGATTCCTTTTATAAACATCATCGGGAACGGCAGGTAAGGCAATCAGTAATCCTGATATGTTTACTATCTGACCTATCTGACCGGTCTTAGAGATGACCACCATATCATACTTATCATTATACCCATAATGCCAAGTCCTCCCCTTGTTCTTATTCTTGATAATACTTAAGGGAACGTGGTTCTCTACAACCGAATATATACTATTTTGACCTTCTTTCAGCAAATCCTTGTATTGATTCTATCTTGTTAGGTGCACTATTGCTTTGTTCGAGGTTTTCTTTCTCAGCCTCTATCCTACCTAATATCTCAAACGCATCAAAAATGGCTAACTTCTTTGTAGCAGCAGCGTTCTTTAACTTGTCGGCTGCCAACTCATCGTCAGCATTTGGCTTGATAATATCTTCCTTAGCAACCTTTATCAGTTGCTCGACAGCTTCGTATCCTGCTGCTATGATTCTTTCCTTAATCTCTTTTGTACTCTTCATAACTTAATCGTTATCTGATGGTCGTACATTCGGTACAGCTTCTCTCCGTCAACGGTGAACTCATATTCACTATCGGGAGCAAAGCATACCTTATCCCCTGCCCTTACGCCTCTGCTTATTAAGTATTCATTGGGGTACTTCATAACACCCATCAATGGCTCTTCTGAGAATGGTTTACTGATATAGGATTCCGTTGCAGGGATAGGCTTCACGAAGCAGTACCTGTCGTGTGTACACCAATCGCTATCCTTCTTGTAAAGGAAGAATTGGTCAGGCTCAATAAAGAACTTATCGTCCTTAAAGAAACTCTTACCACTCTTTTGTCTTCCCTTCATATCATTATAGAATTTGAAAGCGTTGTGATGTACTAATAGTGTATCTCCCGGAGCAATAGGTCCTTCGTATCCCAATGGCACTTCAATAACCTCAGCGTATCTGTTGGAGAACTTATGGTCCTCCTCAGATGTGCTTACTATTAGTTCTATGCCACCTATCTCCTTTGTGTTGTCGTATCGCTTCCCCTTGTTTGGTCTTGCGATGAAATAGAATGGCGACCTCATTAGTAATTTATATTATATTCGATTGAAATTGGTACGGTTGAGTTGAACTCCTTCCAAAGAACAACCTCTCCCTTTTGATTTATGATGTAGATTTGAATAGACTGCTTCTCTGAATTAAACTTAATAAGATGGATTTCATTGGTATCCCCAAGAACCTTCTGCCCTACGATGTAGTGCATAGCTCCCCCCTTGTAGTCAGGACCAATAGCAATCTTCCTTATGTCCATTAGTTAGAAACCTTATTTACAGTAACAATAAGTGATGGGGTAGCAGGATGAACGGCATTAGCTACTGCTGCTTCCATAGTAATAGTATTATCTGTAGAAGCCCACATAATTTCAAAATAAGGATTAGGTAATGACACATCTATATACTCATAGAAGTTCCAAGCTGCTACTAAGAATCCTGCATTAGCCTGAACATTGACTGATGTATTTGAATAAGGAACATTAACGCCCCCCTTTCTAAGCCATATATCAACAGTCTGAGAAGAACCACCTGCTGTTCTACGTAGTTGTGCAGAAAACTGAATATTATACATACCCGACTTATTAGGAGTTATTCTTGTAAACTGACCACTTCCATTAGGGTCAACACTTATAGCATTTCCTTGTACGGTTTGGTGTATAACCATTTCCTGTCCAACATTTGCTGCTACAATATTTTGAGTTGTATCACTGTAAGCAGAAAGGAATGGCATTTCTATTATACTGTCAATAGTATTCCAAGAAGGAACATTTCCTGCACCTGCACTTGTCAATATATCCCCTGTTGACCCTTGACCATTGGATAATTCAATTCCGTAGCCATTTGAAAGGTCAACAACTGCATTGTATATGGTTATGAACTCATTAAAATCGTCTATCTCAATTTTTGTCCCATTACCTGACAAACTTGAGTTACCTAAAATTGTTGTGTTTGCCCCAAGAATATATACTCCATTCTGAGTATTGTTGTATCCACCTGTTCCTCCAAAGAAAGTATTTCCTGAGCCACCAACAATAGGAACAAAATTATTTGCGTTTACATTCGCTGCTGTTAATGAATAGATACCTAAGTTAACTCCTGTCGTAGCTCCTGTGTATGGAACATAAGTTCCTGATAATGAAGTCCAAGTAGGAACACCACCACCTGAGCTTGTCAATACTTGACCTGCTGTTCCGGGACTACCATTTAACTGAACAGTTCCATATAATCCAAGTATGCCACCTGAATTTAATTGAAATATATTTGCTTGAACATTATCAGCTATTAAATTATAAGTGCCTAAATCAACATTTCCCGTTGCTCCTGTGTATGGAACAAACTGAGATAAAGCATTACTCCAACTTGGGGTAGCACCCGGTCCTTGACTAATTAACACTTCTCCTAAATTACCTTCATCACCATCTAAG